TGTTGTTGAAAGTTCCAGAGATTAGCCGTTGTTTGAAGCGGCGGCTACGATGTCAAGGATACCGAACGCGCCGTCACCAGAGTCGGAAAGTGAACCGCTCAGTACAACGCAGAGAGGCTTGTTGCTGCCGTCGAAGGTCACCTGTGCGGTGAGTTTCGCCTTCTTGATGTAGAACAAGCGCTTCTCGGTGTCGTCAAGGATGAGCAGACCGAGCTCGACCGACTTCTGCGCAGCACCGAACCCCTTGCCGCTTGCGATAGCGGAAGCGATACCAGTCTCTTTCAACGCGGCTGTGGGAAGCGTGATCTCCATGTCTGAACCCTCTGAGCCGAAGCAGAGTGCCATGATCTCGGTGTCGTGACAGGGAATCTCGATGCTCAACTCGGTGTCACCAGGGGTGAACGTGGATACCCAGTCGGCGTTTAAGCCGTGAACCTTGAAGTGCTCGATTGAGGGAGCACCAGTGTCGAAGCTGAAACCGCTGTCCTCGGAGCAGGGAAACTCAAGCAACTTGGCGTTGCCGGTTGAAAGGTTCAACTTGTTTGTGCCATTGTCTACGGTGAAGTCGAAGCCGCCATCAACAGCGAAAATAGCGGAAATGCCCTCAAACACGTTCAACTGCATTGAAGTGTTGTCGGAAGCTGTTTTCTTTCTTACAGTTGCCATAGTTAATCGTTTATTTAAGATTTGATCGTTCTTAATTTGAATGTGATTTGCGTGACCTGATAGCCGTAACCGTCACTTCCTTGCATCAAGATTGCGGGATTTGACGCTTCTACGGCATCGCCGACAATAGGGAACAAGTCGAGCACTTGCTGGACAAGGTTGGATTGCGCGTTGACATTCATGGTGCCATCGGTCTTGGCTTTGCAGAAAACGGAAATCAAGCCGTTTGAGCCAGAGCGGAAACCAAGCCCACCCTTTACCATTCCGTAAATCTGCGCTGGCAAGGAAACGACGACGAACTGCGTCACTTCCGACTTCAACGATTTCGGACGCTCAAGATAGACTGGCTTGCCAGTCTTCTCCGCTGCGTTTACGAGGTCGTTAAAAATCTTATATAGAAATGTGTCGTTCGCCATTATGATTTCCTTACGAGTTTTAGCCAAAATACTCCAACCTTCTCTGCGTGGGTGTAAGTGTCAATGATACCAGTCGTGCTCCTCTCGTTCTCGATGATGTCAGCATACTCAACAGGGTATGCCACGACAATATCGAATAGATTATTACCTTTTGGTGTAAAAGAGTTAAAGAAAAGCCTTGCATCATTTTCACCCCACCCTTTGTCCGTCTTCACATCTGCGCGAAACATGCTCGTATCACCCGAATAGTCCGGATTAAAGAAATATCTCTTTCGATACTTGTTGTTCGCGGACATCTTGACTTGGATTGCCTTGGGAATGAACTGCTCCGAAGCGTAGTATGCTGTAAGTGGCTTTCTCTCCCGATACAAGCATACAACAATCGAACTGAGGAGATTTCCCGTGAAGTCATGCGCGTCTGGGTTTTCTCTCCTGTAACGGATAGCAGCCCAGCACAAGTCTTGGCAGTAATCCCTGCACCGCCTCTCCACCTCGTCGATTATCTTCTTGCGGTAATCGTCGATAGCGTCAAGTATGTGCTTGTTAGTTGCGGACATACTTCCAAAGGATGTGAGTACCCAAGTTGCTCGGTCGCTTGTCAACGACAAGCCCGTATTCCCTATACCCGTAGCGTTGCAGTATCACCTTGTCACCTTCCAACGGAATGGTTTCTTCCGTCCACTCGTCCTGCTTTGTCGGCAAAGAGAGCCAGCGGTACGATGCGTTAACATCGCCATTGTCGGAAACGGTGTCACGGCTGTAACCCCTGCAAACACCTCTGTAGATTACCGTCGCCCCTTCGCCAGCACTGGCACAAGGGCAATCGCAGTCCGAACAGGCGCATCCGATGCAACACTGACCTACCTCGTCGGACATAGCATCCGACACGATGGTCTGGTCTTCCATCGGACTTACCTCCGCGAATCGGATGATTCTACAGAAGTGCGGAAAGCGGGGATTGTCAACTGCCATGACGTTACGGATGTCTGCGGATTTTACGGAAACCAGTACCCTTAAAACCCCATTTGCCGCCTGCGACATCTGCGAGTTCATCCTCGATACCCCACTTTGCGAGCAAGGCGCGAGCCAAGCGCAAGAGATTGCTCCTGTCGGAGTAAGTCCATGCGCTCGTACTCTCCGAGTGTTCCCAGTCGCCATCCCTGTCGGTGACCCTCTGCGACGACCCCGCACCTGGGGCGAGATAGAGGATGAGGTAAGCGTAAATCAAGTCACGCTGACGCTCATCCAAATCCCACTGCGAGGCTTCGGGGTCAACGCCTGTCTTGAAAAGGATGTTGGCGATGATGGTTTCAGTGACGTTAGCACCAGGGAAAAATCCGTTGATGTAATCAATCACAGTCCTGTTTTCCGTTGCCATAGTTGTTGTCTCAGGTCACGTTTGCGTAAATTTACGACTCAGACCATACGGTAACAATACCGTAATCGTTCACGTTGTTGAACACGGGGCCAGCGTAGAGTTCGCAGTCCACGATGTTCATCATGGGACGGTCATGCCATACATCCTGCACGGCGATGCGACCCTCAACCAGAGTGGTGCGCACGCTGTCGTTGTGTGCGCCGAGGGATGCGCGGTCAGCGAGGATGCTGCGCATACACTTCATCTCAAAGGGCTTGTAGGAGCGGCTGCAAGCGGCCATGTTGTGTACATCGAACGCGGGTGCGTCGTTGACGGGCTTGCCGTCTTCCTCATGGCGGGTCTTGAAGTCAATCACGTCGAAAGGCCAGATGCCCATCTCGTCGTGCATCCATGCAAGCAGGTCGCTCTTGACAACCTTCACGTTGTCGGGAGCATAGAAGTTCTTGCCAGCCTTGTAAGCGGCAGTCACAGCGGGGTGCTTGAGGATGTTGTCCAGCAAGGTCTTTGAAATCTTCCAGTGGTCAACACCGAGCGAAAGGGTGTCGGTGAAATAAGACTGGAAGGTCATAAAGTCCTCGATGGGGTCTGCGCTGGTGTTGGCAGTGCCGTTGGTGTTGAACCACTCGGAGCCAGAAGCGGGCGCGGTGTAGTTGGCATCTGGAATCTGGAAGTCGAAATCGTAGCGGAAACCATCAATGGCAACATCGTGGATGCCACCAGTCGAAAGCGCCTGCAAGGTCATGTACGACAACTCGTTGTGTACACCACCAAGCATGTTGCCTGAGTTGTTGATGAATGCGTCGATAAGCGACTCGCCGAAAGTGAGGTCGTTGAGCTTTGCGATACGGCGCAACTCAATCATCTCATCCTCAGTGATGCTGAAGCCATGACCAATCTTGGGCAGGGTGCCTCCGTAGATTTCCCAACCCTGGGTGCTGCGCTGGGGTTTCTCTGAATGAGTACCCAAAACGCTTGCACGAACGAGGATAGGAGTCTTCTTCACTCCCTGCTTCCACTCGCGCTCATTGCTGGGAACACCCCAGTCTGCGTAGCGACGCCAGATGGCATCGTTGTACTTTGCGTTCACGTTGTCCAGAACAACACCGAAACTCTCTGCGTTAAGGTAGTTGTACAGACCACCAATGGTGAAAAGATTCTTGTCGATCATCTTTTAGTCCTCCTTTCTTTACTTGCGGTTAGAGAAACGGAAGAAGCAGCCATTGGCGAGCAACGCGGCCTTGAGACTGTCAGTCAGAGGCGGCATACGGCGCTCAAGCACGGGCTTCTCCATGCAGTTCCAGATGTAGTCAACGTCCATCGCCGTAGCGTCGGGGTCAAGCACGTTGTCACGATAAGTCAAGCCGTTGGGAACGACCTTGACCTTCTTGGTGGTTCCGTTGAACTCGGCAAGGATGTCGTTCGCTGCGATGAAGGCGGTACCGCCAGACGCAACGGCATCAACGGAAAGAACATCGTAGCCAGCATTGCTGCTGTCGATTGCGGTAACGGTAGCCACGTTTGAAACGGCAGTGCCGAGGTTTGAGCCTACAACACC